AAATCTACAGTATAATGATTTGTTCCTGGAGTTAAAGTTTGAGTTCCATAAGTGACTGTCCAAAGATTAAGTCCACGATTTGCCCATTCTGAAAAAATTAAATTTAAAGATCTTTTTGCAGTTTTTAAATCGTAACCGCTTCTAACCTCTAAACCACATCTTTCAAAAGCTTCTTCTATAATCTCTTCTATCGAAAGATTAAAATTAGTAGTGCCTGAATAAGCCATATAAACCTCTATGATGATATAGGTGTATATTCTTTTATAAATTCAACAACTAAACTTGCAGTATCGTCATTAGTAACAGAAGAAAAGTTAATCAAAACATCGCCTGTGTAATTAGTAGCTTTTGTATTTTGTAAGCCACCTATGGTGCTGAAATCCATGTCATCAGCAAAATTACAAGACCATGCGATTGGATTAGTTCCACTGTTGACCCACTCTAATAAAAGTGGTTTGGTTGTTGCAGAGTTGTTAACGCTCCACCATAATTTATTAATGTTGATAAAAGTACAAGCTGTGCCATCATTTCTTACATTTAAAGCAGATGCATCAACATTAAATGTTTCAGCTGTAGTAGAAGCTATTTTAGCAGTAAATGAAAATATTGCTTTCTTGTCTCCGTCAAATAGTTTTTTTGTATATTGAGCCATTTAATTCCCCTTGTAAAAGGGTGGGGCCATTACTCTATCTTGCGCCGCCATTATGTAATCAATGGTTGTTACTTTCTGTCCTGTAGCGTCACCAGAAACACTCATAGCCATTACTTTCATATTAGCTGTTGGAATGTTAGTGGTAGAAGTACCAACCAAATTTCTGTTTATGTAAAATTGAACTTTGTTTGTGCTGTCATTTTTTGTAGCAACAAGTCCCAAAGTTACGTATGTATCATTTTCCATTGTTGATTTTGTGGTATCAGCAAATTCTACTAGAGTCTGAGTGTCACCAGATTCAGTAGTTCCTTTGACAATAGCACTGCCATCCACTTTTACAAATCCAATAACATTACTTGAAAGTAATGCGTTCTCTGGGTTTGTTGCAATTGCTTCAAAATAAAGCTTATTACCTGCTGTTGTAGGTAGAGCAAAAGATTCTTGTTTTGCTTGAATTGAGGCACCATCGTTATCTGTAGTATTTGCTGAAGTTAAGTTTACTTCACCATTGAGAGAATCTGCAACAACTGCTGCAGTTGCTGATGAGTCTTTTACGATAGTCCAATTGTGTGTCGCATCTAATGCACCCTGATTAAAATCATCAAAATATGTGAATTGATCAGGCCACATAGACATTTTTAAATTTTCAAAAGCACTTGCATTTGAAAATAGTACCGGTCCTTTAAAATGTGTAGCCATTTTTTTACTCCTTGCCTGTATAGGGCATTCGTTACCTCGTCACTATACTGTACTGCCTAGCCAGCCTCGGTAACTGTTTACTAGGTAGAAGGGGGAAAACCACTTCCCCCCCCTTCATAAGTTTATTATGCTCCTGGTGATCCAAAGATACCTCTAGGATCAGAGAATCCAAAAGAATATCTCTCCCTAGCTTTATATCTTACATTACCAGTATCGAAGTCACCTTCCATAGCAGTTCTGATAGGGGCTCTTACAAAATGTTTCAAGCCGTTAGGAGCGTCAGTTTTGATAAAGAACGCATCAGTATCAGTTAGGAAGTTATTAACCACATAACCTTGTGGTAACATTCCCATGTTAGCGATAGCGTTAATATCATTATCTGCTGTTCCTACTCTACCTTGAGATTTCATCAATCTCTCTGCAACGAACTGAAGATTGATTGGGATTATAAGTTTTGTACCTTGCAGTGCAATTTTTAATCCTCTTTCATCTTTCATATCAGCAATATCAATTAAAGCTTGCTCAAGAGAAGTCTCATTGAGGTCAGCTGCTGTTGATAGTTCGTTTTTAAAAGTTCCTGCTAAGATAGGATGGTCTGTAGCACAAAGCTCTTTTCCATCACCACCAGCAAATGAACTGTTAAAGGCATTGTTAAGAACTGCGGCAGCTTTCACTTGTTTAGTGTTTGCCATAGATCTCGCTAATGCTTTTGTATAACGAGTGCTGATTTTGTCGTAAAGGTTGTCCTCTACTGCTTCTTCAGTTAATGAGAAGGCTAAAGCAATTGTTTCGTGAGTATAACGTGAAGTAAAAGTCTCTTGTGCAGCATCATAACTTACACCTGATCCTTCTTCTTTTACGCTCGCGTTTGCGAACCCACCTAACATTACTTCTTCTTCAAATGCACGATCAGAGTTCTCTGTATCAAAGATCTCTGTGTGCTGATTTTCGTATCGGTCGTATTCTAACCCAAACAAAGCGTTCAAACCTGGTTCGAGTTCTTTGACCAACTGCATTCTTGAAATAGCCATTGTTCAATATCTCCTTAGGTTTATGCGCTTGATCCAGTTGTAGTTAGATATAGGTGCTCATTGAATTTAACAATGTAGTTAGCATAAGCTGAACCTGTATCACTATTTTCCGGATCTTGTGAAGCTCTGATTACACGGAACTGAGCAGTTGCTCCAGATCCTGTAATAGAAGTTGCAAGAGTAGATGTAGATTGACCATTAATTGTTGAGCCGGAGCCCGCAACTGAGTCAATGTTATTACCTAAAGCTGCAGCAGCTAGAGTAGCAGTGCCACCCATCTGAACTTCATAAAGTTGGTTTGGATCGTCATACACATACGCTTCTATAGTTTCTCCTGTCGCAACATTTGTTTGCGAATAGAAGTTTGACCATTTTGGTTTTCCTGTTGAAGGATCTTTAGAGATGAAAACACCATTAAAGATACCAATGTTTTTTGTTGATGTAGCAGTTCCTACTTCAATAACTCCGTCTACCAACTGAACGACATCCCCTTTAAAAATGGATGTGGCATAGTTGTCAGCGATTGGATAAACATTGGTTCCACTGTTGTTGATGTTACTTCCCATCTTTCCAACAGGTCTAAAACCGAATGGCGCGTTTACGTTTGCCATGATTTATTTCCTCACAGTTAATATGCGTTATGTTCACCATGAACATAACAAGTTATTAGTCTGTAACTTTGAGGGAAAAACTTAATTTTTATTTTTACCACCAAATGTTACGCGAGAGCTTCTCTCCTGAGAGATCGGCATGCTAGGATGTTGGTCCTTTAATGGATCGTTTGCTACAGCGTCTTCTTTATCTTGCGTTCTTTGTGCAAAATATTGTTTTCGCTCTTCAACGGTTTCCTCAGGAATCCTTGCTAGCATTAAACCTCCAACAGCTATAACACCTTGATACTTACCTGAATCAATTTGTGGCCATTCGGTATCTGGGTATTCGTCACCTCTGACAAATTCCCAACCTTCACGTAGTCTAGCGGATACATTTTTTTGATCCATCTGTCCTACAGATTCGGCTCTTATCCAACGATGGACAAATCCATCTGGCGCAGGTGGTGCGTCTAGTTGTGATGGTGGAGCCCACGGTTTCCTTCGCTCTTGTTTAGCTCTGGTTTCGGACTCGCGTGATGGTAGTTTTGTTTTCATTTTATCTTTTTCCATATGCCTACTCCTTCACGTATTTCGCATACTCTTTTAGTGGCACACCTAGTTTTTTAGCTATAGCTACCTGTGATGGTGTGAGTCTCACAGTGCTTTTGCGTTTCACAGGAGTTGATCTATTTGCAGATGCAACTGTCTGTGAGGGCGTTGAAACCTTCTCAGATTCAAAACGGTGAGGGAATGTATCTCTCATCCTTTTGTCTACCTCATTATAGTAGTCATCGGAAGTAGCGTCAAACCCTTCTTCTATTAATTTACGATGAATTGAGAAAGATGTCAAGGTCATCGGTTCATCTGTTCCAAACCAAGTGTTTTTTTCTGCCCAAGCCTCTGCTTTAGGATCAGGCGGAGGAGGTGGTTGATTTGGTTTTTTTTGATTATTTTGAGCTGGCATTTGAGGTTGATTAGGATCAACACCTCTAGATTCCATCTCTTTTTTTAATCTTTCCCTTTGTTCTTGACTCTTTTTAGCTCTATCTGCTTCAATCGCTAATCTCGCTATTTTTTGATTTGCCTCTACTTGAGCATCGACATCACCTAAATCCATAGCTTCTTTTAATTGTTTTTTAGCTTCAGCTGTTTGAGCTTCTACCCTACTGGTATACTCGTTAATGTATCCTGGTTCCAAAAACTGATTTCTTTGAGCGTAGTTATCTCTTTCTTTTTGTAATCCTTGAGCATATTCAAGAGCAGCTTGTTCTCTTCTTTCTGCTTCTCTTGCTTTTTTGGTTAGCCTATCAATTCTAGATTGAACTTTTTTACTATAACTTTCTACCTCTTCGTCATCCGTTTCTTTATTTTCTTCGATTATGACTTCTTGTTCTTCAGGTGGATTTTCTATTTTTTCTTTTTTATCTTCCGAAAGATCAATGTCAACTGGATCACCATCGTTAGGTATATCCACCATTTCTTTTTCGGCTTCTTCTTGCGTTTGCACTTTATTTGCAGGCATTTGTTTTCTCCTGTTTATTTATATTGTAAAATATCCTCTGGGTCTTTGACCACAGCGATTATTTCATCGTCATTTAAAATTCTCACTTCACCACCCTCTATTCCAAATCTAGATCCTGCATAACGACCAAACATAATCCAGTCATTAACTTTACACCAGGGTCCATCTGGAAATCTTTTTTCATCCTTATAAGCGTCAGGTCCAACTTTTAAAACTAAGCCGGTTACTGTGGTGTAACCTCTTTCTTCCATATGTTTGTCTGTTAGATAAACACCACCTTTAGTTTTTGATTGTCCTCTATAAGGTAAAACTAATATTCTCCAACCTGTTGGATCAGGTAATCTTTCTAATGATTTTTCAGTATCATCATGTTCAATTTTATCAGTAGCGTCTTGTTGAATTTTATCTAAAAAACGATTTTCTTTTTCTTCTGCTACTTGATTGTTTTCATCTGCTTCAACAGATAAATCTTTTTCTTCTAAAGCAAATCTACGTTTTGGTATTTCTGTTTCTGTCTGTTTCTGTATCTTCATTTGGCAGGTCCTTTATCTCCTGTTCTAGGTAATTAAATGCAGCTACTTGACCTACTAGATTTTGATATGTAGCAAAATCTTTTACGCCAACGCTGAGTTGTTCTTTAACTTCATCTCTTCTATCGCGACACTTTTTAAGTATGCGATAGATCGCAGTTTCATCTTGCATTAAAGAATATATATATTAACAATTCCATTTTCTCAAGGACTTATTTATCCTTGAATTTGGATCTCTTGCTGTTTTTGCACTTGTCAATCTTTTTTTCATACCCTTCATACGAGCACAAAATGACTTTCTTCTATTAGCTGCTTTAGAACCTTTCTTTAATTTTGATGGTTTTGTTGTGACTGCTGTTTTTAATTTGGAGCCTGGATTAGCCGCACGATATGATGCAACACCTTTTTTATTCAACCCACCAGATGGATTTTTACCTTCTTTTCTTTGCCATGCCGCTGTTTTAGCCATTTTTCTTTTTCTTCTTTGCAAATGTTGCCGCTCTACTAGGAGTAGGACCGGTATTTGCTTTTGCTTGTTTTCTTCTTACGGCACCCGCACGTTGCCCTTTGCTCATCGCTCTTGCTTTTGCAATGGGCACGCATTTTGGATATTTTTTTCTTTTTTCTCCACCACTTCTTCCACATTTTGGGTAGGAGCCATCTGGTCGCTTGTTTGCAATATCGACCCAGTTTTCCTGTACCCAAGATCTAAGTCCTTTTTTTGCCATGAGATTTCCTTATACTTTCTTTTCCTTTTTTAAAAATATTAACAACCTCTGTCTTACCCATTACTTTAGCACGTTGTTCAGCGACAGTAAGGATCTGAATTTTTCGTGCATAAGGCTTTTTAACTTTTCGCACTTTCGCAACTGTTGCCCTCGCGTCATTAGGAGTAGTAAATTTAATACCAACAGTGTCTTTTGGATTTTCATCTGTGTATAATCTTCTCCCTGAACCTTTTGGTTTTTTGCCTGTTCCTATCTTAGGATCAGCCATTAAGTTATTCGAGTGCTTTTTCTACTGCCCTCTTTAACTGCACCACATCCAGCAGCTACGATATTAGCGCCACCGTTTGAAAATTTCATTTTTCTAGATCCAGAAATTGCTTTTCTTGCTTGAGATGTTCCGTTTCCAGTGCCAATCATACCACCAGTAGCTTTTTTGTTTTTCTTTCCACCAGGTGTTACTTTACCACTACATACTGCGCTAGCGTACATATTTGCATATGCTGAGGGGTAGACTTTAAATTTACGCTTTGCTGCGGCTTTACCTTTCGGACATAACTTACCCATTATTTTTTCTTGGCTTTAGCCGAGCCTCCTTTTTTCATTCCTTGAGCTTTTAACTTTGCAGCTGCTGCTCTAAGTCCACCTTTTTTATATCCCATCATCATATCTTTTTTCATCATGCCACCACCCATCATTTTTTTCTTGGCAACATTAGCTCCGCCTTTTTTATAACCCATTATTTTTTTAGCAACGTCAGGTCTTTTTTTAGCTAATTTATTCATACCTTTTGAAGGGTATTTACCTTGTTTAGTTTTCATTTGCAATCACACTCCTTACAAGTACATTGTTCTGAATCAGAACAACCACATCCACAAATACATTTAGTCATTTTCCATCTCCTTATTTTTTCTTTGTTATTAATCCCATTGCACCTTTTGCACCCTTAATACCAAAACTTGCAGAACAAGCGATATATAATAGATGTTTATAGTAGTCAGGAAGACTGTGTAGTGCTTCAAAGCCTGCCTTTATATGCGGAGTCCATCCAGGAATGAAGACTGCCACCGCCGGAACCAACAAACATATTAAAATTAGCTCGTCTTTCCAGCTACCCTTCATCTGATCAACGGCCGAAGCCTCCCAACCGATTTTTCCAGCAATCTGTTGCTCTTTCAAAGCTTTCGTTGCTTTAATCTCAGTTAATTTTAAATCAGCTTTTGCTTTTTTGGTCTCCACGAAACCTTTTATTGTATCTCCTACAATACTAGAAATTGGACCTATTAACATATTAAACATTATCTCATCATCCTTCTAGGAGCCATACCTATTAAAGAACCTATACCACTCATTGCAGCTTGTGTGAAGGGGTTATTTCTATTTAGATCTATCATGCGTTGCATTAATCTTTGTTGTGGTATTTTAGGCTCCTCATAACCTCCTGGTTTTGGTCCTCCCATCATACCGCCAAAATATCCTATAGCATCACCCATTAATGATCCTATTCCTCCAGATCCGCCTCCAAAACGAGGACCAGCGGATGAGAATTGATCTAAAAATATTTCATCAACACCAACTTGTCCTGGAGGTATGTCCATTACATTTTCTGAATCAAAATAAAAATCATCAAAAGCTTTATTAACAGCGTCCTCTGGATTTAATCCTAATCCAATATTTTCATTCATTAAAAAATTTAATGAGTCTTGAACTGCTTGACTTGATCCGGTGCTACCTGAACTAGAACCAAACACACTACCAAAACCGGTAGCCATTTTTTGATTAGTATCATATTTAGGAAAAGCGTTTGCAAATCTAACTCCTCCGCCTCCACTAGCAGGTGCGCTAGGTTTTCCTCTGTAAGCTTTGTTAGATGTCATAGCTTTTCTGGCTTCTGCGAAATTCATTATAACATTCCCTCCATTGTTTTGTATGGGAGAACTTCATCATCC